TTTGGAGCTAACCTTGCTGAGTATATGAGCGAGGGCGACCTTGCCCAATTATCTGGCGATTTAGTGGGCGACTTTGAGGGAGATATTGCCTCCCGTAAAGATTGGATCCAAGCCTATGTGGATGGACTAGAGTTACTAGGTCTAAAAATAGAAGAGCGCACTGAGCCATGGCCCGGCGCTTGCGGTGTCTATCACCCCCTATTATCGGAAGCCTTAGTCAAGTTCCAATCAGAAACCATGATGGAAACTTTCCCAGCACAAGGCCCAGTAAAAACCCAGATTATCGGTAAAGAAACGCCTGAGAAAAAAGACGCGGCAGAGCGGGTCAAGAACGATATGAACTATCAATTGACCGATGTAATGAATGAATACCGCCCTGAGCATGAGCGCTTACTTTGGGGATTGGGCTTGGCTGGTAACGCATTTAAGAAGGTTTATTACGATCCAGGCTTAGAGCGTCAGGTAGCCATGTATGTGCCAGCTGAAGATATCGTGGTACCATACGGCGCATCAAGCATTGAATCGTCAGAGCGCGTCACCCATGTAATGCGCAAGACTGAAAACGATTTGCGCCGTTTGCAAATAGCTGGCTTCTACCGTGACATAGACTTAGGTGAGCCAAACAACGTTTTAGATGAAGTAGAAAAGAAGATTGCCGAGAAGCTCGGATTTAGAGCAACTACGGATAATCGGTATAAAGTGCTTGAAATGCACGTTGACCTAGACTTACCAGGTTACGAGCATACGGATGAGGACGGCAAGCCTACGGGCATGGCGCTTCCTTATGTGGTAACAATCGAAAAGGGTAGCAATCACGTTTTAGCTATCCGCAGAAATTGGGAGCCAGATGACGAAACTTATAAAAAGCGTCAGCACTTTGTTCACTACGGTTATGTACCCGGTTTTGGGTTCTACTGTTTTGGTCTTATTCATCTTATCGGGGCATTTGCTAAATCGGGAACTTCAATCCTCCGTCAATTGGTCGATGCCGGATCTTTGTCAAATCTTCCCGGTGGATTTAAAACCCGTGGATTGCGAGTTAAAGGCGACGATACGCCAATTGCGCCTGGTGAATTCAGGGACGTAGACGTACCAAGTGGCACGATGAAAGACAACATCATGCCGCTGCCCTACAAAGAACCAAGCCTAGTACTGGCTGGACTTTTAGACAAGATCGTAGACGAAGGACGTCGCTTTGCCTCGGCTGGCGACATCAAAGTCTCGGATATGTCTTCACAGTCTCCAGTAGGGACAACCCTTGCTATCTTGGAGCGTACCCTCAAGGTAATGTCTGCGGTACAAAGCCGTATCCATTACTCCATGAAGCAAGAGTTCCGCTTACTTAAAAAGATCATTGCGGAATTTACGCCAGAAGACTACAGCTACATTCCAGTAGAGGGTAGTCCACGGGCTAAGAAGTCGGACTATGACCAAGTAAACGTCATTCCAGTATCCGATCCTAATGCCGCAACGATGAGCCAAAAGGTAGTGCAGTATCAAGCCGCGCTACAACTAGCTCAGACAGCTCCCCAACTTTACAACCTTCCGTTACTGCACCGCCAAATGCTGGACGTTTTGGGAATCAAGAACGCCAACAAACTGGTGCCGATGGCGGAAGACCATAAACCTACCGATCCAATCTCTGAGAATATGAATGTTATTAAGGGTAAACCCTTAAAAGCATTTATCTATCAAGATCACCAAGCGCACATCACGGTTCATATGAATGCGATGCGGGATCCAAAGATCGCTATGTTGATCGGTCAAAACCCACAAGCTCAGACCATGCAAGCCGCAATGCTGGCTCACATTAATGAGCACGTTGCCTATGAGTACCGTAAGCAAATGGAAGAGCTCATTGGTGTTCCAGTGCCTTATACAGAAGAGCAAGACGAAGGCATGCCAGAAGAAGTTGAATTACAGATTGCCCGTTTGGCTGCCGCGGCTTCCAATAAGTTGCTCCAGCGTGACCAAAATGAAATGGCTGCCCAACAAGCCCAGCAGGCTGCTCAGGATCCGTTAGTCCAGATCCAGCAACAAGAGCTGGCTCTTAAGGCACAAGAAGTACAAATTAAGCAGAAGAAGCTCATGGCAGACGCTGCGGCTAAAGCCGATCAGCTCAAGATTGAAGAAGAGCGCATCCAGTCCCAAGAGCGCATTGCTGGTATGAATGCGGCTATAAAAGTCCAAAAAGACAAAGTGGAATTACAAGACCGAAGAGATATTGAGGGCGCTAAATTAGCCAACGATCTAATGAAGTCTATGCAACAAAAGAAAGAAACGCCTAAGCAGTAAGTTTAAAGAAAGAGGAGAGCTATGCTAGAAAAAGCATTGGAGCATCTAACCAAACAAATAGATGAAAAAATCCAGCGCCTACAGGAGGAATTAGCTTCTGGGGGCGCCAAGGATTACGCGGAGTACCAAAAGATGTGCGGCGAGATCAAAGGTCTGCTTACTGCACGTCTCAACACGACAGACCTTAAACGAAATGTAGAGGAACAAGATGACTGAAATTCTTATTGGGGCTAACCCTAATAAACCCGAAGTAGTAGGAGCCTATAATTTTGAGGCTTCCGTAGAGGAGAAAGCGCGACAACTTCCCCGACCATCTGGATATCGCATTCTTTGCGCGATTCCTAATGTGGAAGAGGAGTATGAGAGCGGTTTACTAAAAGCAGACGCCACCATAGATTACGAAGAGAAGCTGGCAACAGTCCTATTCGTAGTGGATCTTGGCCCAGATTGCTATAAGGATACCTCACGGTTCCCGACTGGCGCCTGGTGCAAAAAAGGTGACTTTGTAATTGTTAGACCTAACTCAGGAACACGGTTGTTAATTCACGGCAAAGAATTCAGATTAATAAACGACGATTCCGTTGAGTCTGTAGTCCAAGATCCACGCGGTATTAAACGTGCATAACCTGAATTAAACGAAAAAGGAGAAGTAAATGGCTGATAACGCCCAAGAAATGGTGGAATTTGAGTTCCCCGATGAACAAAAGGAGACCGCAAAGGCTCCAGAACCAGAGGTACAGGCAAAAGCTGACCTAGAAATTGAGATGGAGGATGATACTCCGATCCAAGATCAGGGCAGAAAGAACCTACCAAAAGAGGTAAAACAGGAATTAGAGCAGGACAATTATGATGAATTGCAGGAATTGTCCCAAGTTGCCAAAGATAAGCTCAAAGCTCTTAAAAAAGCATGGCACGATGAGCGTAGAGAGAAGGAAGCTACCCAGCGTGAGCAACAAGAAGCCCTGCGAATTGCACAAAAGCTGATTGATGAGAACAAAAAGCTCAAAGAAAAGCTGTCTAGCGGTGAAGAAGTCTATGTTGATGCGGTAAAACAGGCAGTAACCCGTGAGCTTGAGATTGCAAAATCAGAATATAAGGCTGCTTATGAGTCTGGGGACTCTGATCGCCTCTTAGAAGCTCAAGATAAACTGACTCAAGCCCGTATAAAAGCGGATAAAGCAGAAAATTATCAACATGTTTACAAAAATGCTGGACAAGATGTAGAATCTGAGGTACAAATACCTCAACAACAGATCAGTTCACCTGATTCTAAGGCGTTAGATTGGCAGAAACGCAACGTGTGGTTCGGCCAAGATGAAGAAATGACGTCTTTAGCATTGGGATTACATGAAAAGCTGGTACGCAGCGGAGTTTCTGTAGGATCTGATGAGTATTACAAACGCATTGACGATAGAATGCGTAAATTGTTCCCCGAAACGTTCGAGGACTCAAACGACGACGAAGAAGTAGAGGCTAAAGTAAAGCCTAAAGCTAGTCCCACGGTAGTTGCTCCAGCGTCGCGTAGTACGTCTCCGAAAAAGATCAGACTAAGCAAAACGCAGGTAATGCTAGCCAAAAAGCTAGGATTAACACCAGAGCAGTACGCCCGTGAACTAACTAAATTGGAGGCCCAAAATGGCTGAAGTAAGAAAAACTCGTGATGTAGATACTCGTGCAACTCAAGAGCGCCCTATGCAGTGGCAGCAACCTGAATTGCTCCCAGAGCCAGATAAACAGGCTGGGTATGCATATCGCTGGATACGTGTTGCAACCTTGAATCAAGCTGATCCTCGTAATCTATCCGCAAAGTTGCGTGAAGGATGGGAACCAGTAAGGATTGAAGAGCAACCCAAATTCCAACTGCTAGTTGATCCTAATAGTCGTTATAAAGACAACATTGAGATCGGCGGCTTGTTGTTATGCAAGACTCCTGATGAGTTTGTGGCGCAGCGGAATACATATTACCGCAAGCAAAGCGATGCTCAGACGGAAGCTGTTGACAACAATTTAATGCGCCAGAGCGACCCACGGATGCCACTCTTTAAAGAGCGGAAATCCACAAGTAGTTCTGGGAGATAAATTTTTAATTTAGGAGTATTTAAATGGCTTATCCAACCGTTTCAGCTCCCTATGGTTTACGTGCAGTTAACCGTGTAGATGGTCTACCATATGCTGGTGCAATTCGTCAGATTCCTATTGCATCCACATATAACACCCCAATCTACTTTGGTGACATTGTTCGTATCGCCGCAGGTGGCACAATTCAGAAATCAACTGTAACTGTTGACTCTACTACAGCAGCTGCAAACAACACCGTTGGTGTGTTTGTTGGTGTTCAGTTTGTTAACAGCCAAAGTCAACAAGTGCAAGGTCAAGCATATACCAGCAACACCGCTCAGACCTCTGCTATTGCTTATGTAGTTGACGATCCTTTAGCTTTGTTTAAAGTAGCCGTAACCAATACCAATGGTAATGGTGCTATGTCTTCTGTAAACCAAAGCGTAGTAGGTACCAATATGTCTGTAGTTCAAGGCACTGGTTCCAACATTACTGGCGATTCCGCTGTTTCTGTCTATGCAACTAATGCACAAGGCAACGCAGCAGCTCTTCCAGTTCGTGTTATTGCTGGTGTTCCTGACACTGCAACTAACACTGGAGCCTTTACTGAAGTATTAGTAAAGATTAACAACCATCAGTACAACAACGCTTCTGCGTTGAACTACACAGCATAAGGAGCTATCTAAATGGCTATTTCACGCGCACAACTATTGAAAGAGCTCCTCCCTGGCTTGAACGCTTTGTTCGGCTTAGAGTATGCTCGTTACGGCGAAGAGCACAAAGAGATCTATGAAACTGAGACCTCTGAGCGTTCTTTTGAAGAAGAAACCAAATTGTCTGGCTTTAGCGCCGCACCTGTCAAAAACGAAGGCTCTGCCATCGCTTATGACAACGGTCAAGAAGCATGGACAGCTCGCTACAACCACGAAACAATCGCCCTCGGCTTCTCCCTCACGGAAGAGGCAATTGAGGACAACTTGTATGACAGCCTCTCGGCTCGTTATACCAAGGCTTTGGCTCGTGCTATGGCGTATACCAAGCAAGTTAAAGCTGCTGCCGTTCTAAACAACGGTTTCAGTGCTAGCTATGCTGGTGGCGACGGACAGGCTTTATTCTCCAACGCACACCCATTGGTATCTGGTGGCACCAACAGCAACATTCCTACGACTCCTGCTGACCTCAACGAGACTTCCTTGGAAGCCGCCGTTATTCAGATCAGCTTGTGGACTGACGAACGTGATCTGTTGATCGCTGCTAAACCCAAGAAGTTGATTGTTCCACCTGCACTCCAGTTCGTTGCAACTCGTTTGCTCGAAACTGAATTGCGTGTTGGTACCAACGATAACGACATCAATGCAATCAAGAACAACGGTTCGATTCCAGAGGGTTACACCATAGATCGGAAG